AAAAACTTTTTATTTAATTCTTCAGCTTTTTCTTTTACGATCATATCTAAAATACAATCTCTTACAGTACGCTCATGTGCTTTTAATGTTGCTATATGCTCCGTTACATTTTCTATAGGATCATATATATCCTTGCTAGGCAATTCAGCTTCTACAATCCCACATTCTTTCATATATTTTTCAAAGTCTTTGCTTAAAGTTTTTTTAATAGCATCTGCAATGTCTTTATGGTCACAATCCATAGTTACGTTAATATCTGTCTTACCGCTACTATTTGCTTCTATTTTTGCATTATTTAATTTATTAAGTGAATCCTGCATCTCTTGTAATTTTTCCTCAATTTCATCTAACAGTTTTATACCTTTTTCAAGATTAATATTTAATTTAGCTGTTAATCCCATTCCCGCCTTTGCATTTTCCACAGGGTCAAATATATCTTTAGTTATAGTTTTTTCATCTGCTTTTATAAGTTTGAATTTCTTTTCCATCCACAAATTGGTTAATATGCAATCCCATGTGTTACCTTCTTCATCCACAAGAACTAATTTTTTATAATTATCATAAGCTTTATCGCTAACAATTTTAATTTTTTCTGCATTGTACACAAATTTTGTTCCTACAGGAAATTGAAATACCTCTTGAATTGTATATTCTTTATCTTTCATATTATTTTCCTCCTCAACCAATTCAAAATATTTTTCAAACTCTTCTTTAGCTATTTCCTTTATAAAGTCACCATCTTTTATAAGGTAACTTCCCTTGTATGCTCTAACTTGTTTATCATATCTTGTGCTTATAATTTCATAGCAATTTTCGTATAAGTTATATTGTATCGTTGCACAAGGTACAAATTCTTGTAAATCTTTCATCATGCATTTTCTTTGTTCTATATATAAAGCGTCTACTATAACACCAGTATCTTTATTTCTATATTTCATTTATTTATCCTCCTGATTTTTTATATCAATATTCATCTTGCCAGTGCCATTCATCTTTACTGTCATAGTGGCAAGTTTGTCTTCTTCTTTTCTATCTGGCAATATTCCATTAAGTGCATCTACTGTGGATATTAAAAGCTTCATGTTGTCATAATCTGCTTGTGTTAAAAGATTACATCCACACTTAGGGCAAGATTTATTTATCCATTTGTCCATTTCTCCAAATGAAACATTCTCATTTTTATAATCACATTTTGGATTATCACATTTAATACCGCCAGTATTTATTTCAATCGCTTTGCTCATATATTATCCTTTCTAGGTAATCCATTTGCCCATTCTAATAATTCAACGGCAGTCTGATTAATAGCTTTAAATAGGCTTGTTCCATGCTCTCTAAACATTTTTCTAATAAGTTTGCCTTCATATGTAAAGCCTTTCGGTATAGTTGGTGGTTTTTTACTAAACATTATGTAACAGTTAGGGTTTTCTTGATATGAATGTCCAGAGCAACTATACTCTGTCTTATATCCTTTTTTATTTAAGGCTATTATTATAGGCACCATAAGTTCATCTATCCACACAACTTCACCCTGACACTTAGTGTAAGGGCATACATAGTAATATCCCATCTTATCTGTGTAATGCATTATCCTTGCTTTCGTAATTACTCTTTCTTCTATAACCTTGTAACATTTTAAACATAAATAAGCCATAAGCTCTCCTAAAGTATCTCTTTTAATATTTCTTGTATTTCTTTTATGCAATCTTTTTCTGTAACATTGAACACTTCATCATCTGTTATACTAAAACGATCTTTTAACCTTTTAGAAATAAGTCTAGAAATAGATTTAATATCATAATGCGTAGGTATAGGTTCTCTTAACTTCCGTATCTTCCCTTTAGCATCACCAGTTAAATAATGTATACATCCGCTACTGTCTATAAAGCCTTTATCACCTGCTTTTACTTGTACCTTTTTAGTTCCTGTATCTATTGTATAAGGATGTTTTATGGTTACAATTTCACCTATTTTCAATGGTTTCACCCCCTTTATTCCCACGATATTATTATTACGTCTCCAATATCATCCAAGACATAAAAATTTGATTTTAATTCTTCTATAAGTTCTGGAAATAATTTTTTCTTAGATAAATTTGTGCTAGTATAATGAAGCCTTATTGCACTCTCAATTTCTGTATTTACATAATTAATACAAGTCTGTTTCCATTCTTTGTTTGCCTTTTCTTTGGTAATAAGTTCTATACCTTCAATATTCATTTGTTTAAAACCATCCTTCCTGTTTTCTAGTCCTAAACCCGCCATATTTATTATGAGATTTTATGGTGTCTTGTACATCACCAACCATTTCAAGGAAAGCTTCGTTGTGCTGTGTGCCAATAAAAGGAACTATCAATGGTATTCCGTCACCTGCTTTTGTATATGTCTCAATTTCTTTTCTGGTTTTAGCACATTCAGTGCATACATAAGATATCCCTCTAGTATTGCTTTTTATCTGCCACATATCTTCTTTTCTAAATTCATTCTTACACATAAAGCATTTATGCCAGAAAAATCTAGGATGTATCTTTTTTATTTTGTAATTCTTAGGTTCTCTTTTCATTTAATATCATCTTTTCTGTCAATAACTAAAGCTGAAAATCCAACTGGTGATAGGGTTTGGTATTGTATTTCAATCTCTTCTCCATCATCTTGAAGGTAATTTATCATTTTATTTAGTGCCTTATAAAAAACATTTCCATCAACATTTGAAATAAATTGAGTTGAAACTATCTTTTTCATTTAATGCCCTCCTTATTTATTCAATTCTTTTAAGTCCATCTTGTAAGCTAGAGAATTGCATAATTTATTTACATAATCTTTCAACTTTAAATTTATAACATTACTGCTTTTTCTCTTTTCATCAATATCTGCTTCTGCTACTTTGATTTTTCTTTTTAAACAGTTTATTTGTTCCTGTAAGCAATCAATTTGATTATTCCAGTTGTCTATATCTAGTTTTTTTGTATCTGCATATGTATTTATTGAGCAATTTTCCTGCTGTAGCTTATTGTTTAGCTTTGCTATTTCTTCTAATAAGTCTTTTGTTATGGCTTTATTTGTCCTGTCTGGAAAGCCAAAGTCTACTTTATAAAGTGTAATAATAACGGTATCTTCTGTATTTACAACAAATATAATATTTTCTGCTATGTAATAATTTTTACTTGTTTTGTCTCCACCAACTTGTGATGTAGCTATGAATTGGGCGTGTTCAAATATTTTATTTATGTCTTTTTCAATTTGATCTGAATTAAGTGATATGTATTCTTTTACCTCCACTGAATTATTAATATTTTTAATTCTTTCTACGTATCTTCTTTTACAATGATTTGTTATGTCCATATGTCTCCCCCTTATGTAATCAATATTTAATGATATAAGCTATGGCAAATATTAATATAGGCAAATACGCAATATAATCTGTTATCCATTCTTTTTTAGAAATGTTATTTTTATTAAGCGTAGTTCCGGTAGCCATAATTCCCATTAATATAACTGTCCACCATGCTAAAAGCTTCATTCTATCACCTCTATTCCTATTTCTTTTGCTATATCACATAAATCTTTTCCTGTAATGTTAGGGCAGTAATCTCCAAAATGTTGCATAGCTACATCTGCAAACCAACTTTTTAATTTCTTTTTAGTAGTTTTATTTCCTAACTTATGTAGCCATAAAACAGACTGAATTTGTTTTATTACTTCTGCCTTTTCTTTTTCTGTGTATTCAACTTCTTCCATATAAAAATCATCAGGGTTTATATTTTTACTTTGTATTTTACAATCATCTATATTTTTTTTTGGTTCTTGTATTTTTTTACCTAAAGAGTTTAAAGAATTGCTTGCTTGTTCAAAAAACGTTAGTTGTGTATATTCCTCATGTGTATTTTTTTTCATCTTATCACCTGGTATTTTTATCCATCTTGTGTAAATAAATTAAAAAGCAGTTTCCTAAATCATGAAAAGATTTTATCTTATTATTTCGTTGCTTCTGCCTTAAATCCAATGCAAGTTCCATCTGTTCGTCTAAATTATTGTACGGTATAACTCCAATACGTAACATCTTTTATCACCTCTCATTGTATTTTTTGCAAATTAAGGTTACTATGAGTGTAGCAACTACGATAAAAAATAGCCATTTCATATATACCACCTCTAAATTAATTATAGTATAAAATAATGAACTATACAAGCTTTTTATAAACATTTTGTATTTAATTTTAAGCAAATAGAAAAGAGCCTGTTCAGCTCTTTATATAAATATTAAATTAATTACTATATTATAAGTTTTTATCTCTATTTAAATATGAATATTCGCCAAAATATTTTAATTCTGCTTTTTCTCTAGCTTCAATTGCATCTTGCTTATTTTCAAATCTGCCTAAACAAATCTGTTTGCCTTTATATGTTATGCTTGCTTCAAATTTACTATTTTCGGTGTGGTGTACTCCTTTAATACCAGTTTTACTGTCATAATACATTCTTCTATTCCATGAATTTTCTAATTTAGTGCATATTCTTAAATTACATTTTCTATTATCTAAACGATTACCATTTATATGATCAATAATTTTTTCTTTTGGAACATTAATTAAATATCTATACATACATATAGACGTTTTTTTATCATTTTTTACATATGTATGTTTAGGGTATCCGTCTATAATATTCCAATGATATTTTTTACATTTTTCAGTGTCTTCTTTGTCAATTAAAACAGTTCCATAAATCTTTTTGCTTTTTTTATAAACCTTTATTTCTGTGTAGTTGCTTTTTTCTATGTATATATTAGGCTTTCTTCTAGCGTCTCTTTTTTCTTTTGTAGCCCATTGAGCTTTTACGGCTTCGCTTCCATGTCTTACTGATATTTTATAATAATCTAATAATTTTCTAACAGTTCTATTTGTTATGTCTAGCTCATGCATTATCCGTCTAAATGTTTGATTTTCTTTGGAATATTTTTGGATTAACCAATTTTTTAAATTTCCTATTTGTTTTTCCTTTTCTATTCTTTTTATGTTCCCTTTGAATTGATATTCTCCCTTGCATTTTCTTGAACAATTGATTGTTCTTTTATCCGTCGTAGTAAACTTTTCCCCACAATTAGCACAAATTCTTTTATATGCCATAGAACCACCTCTTAATATTATTATACATCTTTTATAAATCTTTTACAATACTTTTATAAAAGTATTTACAAGTTTGTGCACATAGTTTATAATAGTTTTAAAAGGAGTGATTTTTATGGCCACTACTCAAATATCTAAAGATAAAAAACGTGTAGTTTCTATAGTACCTAAAGATTTGGCTGAAGAACTTGAAAAAATAGCATATAATAATGGTAGAATGTCTGTAAGTGCATATATAGTAAAACTTATTGATGATGAAGTTAAAAGAAAAAAAGCAGGATTATAAATCAGCCCTGCTTTG